ACCTTTATGGTATGGGTGGTATATCTACAATTGGATACACTTACTTAGACCATTTTGCTGTTGATGCTGATGTGGTTAAAGCTGATGCTATCACAACTTTCCAAGTGAAAGGTGGTGGTAGATATAACCTTGACGATAGACTATCTGCATTTGCTAATGTTGGATATGTCGAAAAACCACCAATTTTAGATAATGTAATTGATTATGATGGAAATGTATCTACAAATCCAGATAATGAGAAATTCATATCTACAGAAGTTGGTGGAGAATACAGAAGTGGTTTAGTTGCTATTAAGGGTAGTTTCTACAATACTCAATGGAAAGATAGAAACCTTACCAAATCTGTAACAACAGGTCAAGGTGATAGTGGTGATACTGATATCATTTATCTAACTGGTGTAAACCAATCACACTCTGGTGTAGAGATTGAATCTAAAGTCGCTCTACATGAGATGGTTGATTTGGATGTTGCTGTTAGTATTGGTGATTGGTATTTCGATGGGGATGCTAAGGGTGATTACACAGAGATGGAATATAATGATGATAACCAAATCATTGGACAAACATCTACTGAGTATGAATACGCTCTTAACAACCTTAAAGTTGGAGATATGCCACAAAAGTCTTATGTCGGTGGATTAACAATCAAACCAATCGAAGGATTAAGTGTACAAGGTCTGTATAAATGGTATGATAATCATTATTCAGATTGGAGTCCTGATTCTCGTGAGGTTGAGGGTGATGCTGATAGAAGTCAAGTATGGAAAACTCCATCTTATGGTAAGTTAGATTTACATCTATCTTACAAACTACCAGAAATTGCTGGTTTAGACATGACCGTACATGGTCATCTTTTTAATGCTCTTGATAATGTTTACGTTCAAGACGCCGTTGACAATAGTAAGTATAACGGGTATGGTGACAAAGTTCACGCTGCTCATAATGCTGAAGTATTTCTTGGAACACCAAGACACTTCAACTTAGGACTATCTGTCAATTTTTAATGGTTAAACTTGGGGGGATTAATTTCCCCCCTTTTTACCATAAAGTGCTTGCCTATATGGTTATTTGTTTGTATATTTATATGTTGAAAATGGGGATTTTATAATCTAAATGTATCAGAATATTTGGTGTGAAAAAAGAGGTGGTAATCAAGTGGAAGTTCATCTTTGGGATGATGTTGCTGGTTATCAAAATTTCATATTTAAGAATTACGCTTATGTACGAGATGGTGGTGGACAATATCGTTCCATCTATGGTGACAAACTAAAGAAAGTTACATATTGGACAGAACAAGATTTTAAAACTGGTCGTGTGTTCGAGTCTGATGTTCCTTTAGAAACTCGTATTCTTTTAGATAGATACGAAGATTCCGATGAACCATCAAAAGAACACAGAGAATTATTTTTTGATATTGAGGTAGAAGTTACTGATGGTTTTCCTGAACCATCTAAGGCTCAAAACAAAGTTACCTCAATTGCTATGTATACAAAACACGATGGTAAATATCGTGTTTATGTATTAGGGGATGGACAAGATAACGTTAAAGATGAAGTGGACATCCGTTTTTATACTACAGAGTCAGAGTTACTCAAAGAGTTTTTAAGATATTGGATAAAGGTACAACCAACAATGGTTACTGGTTGGAATACAAATGGTTTTGATATTCCTTATCTATATAATCGTCTATCAAAAGTTTTAGGTGAAGAGTTTGCTAATGCTTTATCACCGATTCAAATCGTTAAGTATAATCCAAACAAGAAGATGTATAGAATTGCTGGTGTTAGTAGTTTGGATTATATGGATTTATACAGAAAATTTACATATACACAACAATCAAGTTATCGTTTAGACCATATCGGAACAATAGAGGTAGGGTTAGGTAAGGTCGAGTATGAAGGCACATTAGATGATTTATACAGAGATGACATTGATAAGTTTATTGAATATAACCTAAATGATGTTGAGATAGTTAAAGCACTTGACCAAAAGTTCAAACTCTTGGACTTGGCTAGGGCTGTATCTCACTTGGGTAGAATACCTTATGAAGAGGTTTACTTTAGTTCTCGATACATTGAGGGTGCTATGTTAGTATATCTTCGTAGTTTAGGTTTAGTTGCTCCGAGTAAAGGAGCTAATGTAACATACGATGGTTCAGAGGGTAGGTTTGCTGGTGCTTATGTAAAAGCACCAATACCAGGTAGATATGATTGGGTATTTGATTTGGATTTAACATCCATGTACCCAAGTATCATTATGTCTCTGAATATGTCGCCAGAAACTAAAATAGGTAAGATAAATGGTTGGGATGCGGAAGAATTTATTAAAGGTGAAGAGAAACACTATTCTGTAGATAAGGATGGTAAAAGTATCAGAACCTTTACAAGTGGAGAACTTAAAGATTTCTTCAACAAGAATGAAGTATCCATTTCATCAAATGGTGTCTTGTATGACCTCAAACAAAAGGGTGTCATACCAGCAATACTTGAGAAGTGGTTCAATGAAAGAGTAGAGTATAGGAAACTGGCAAAGAAGTATGGTGAAGAAGGGAATGACGAACTACATGGTTATTTTGACAGACGACAATTGGTACAGAAGATTCTTCTAAATAGTTTGTACGGAGTTTTGGGTTTGACGGTATTTCGGTTCTATGATATTGACAACGCTGAAGGTACAACAACGACAGGTCAGAAATTAATTCAGTTTACGGAGAAGATTGCTAATAATTACTACAACAACATATTGAAGACGAAAGAAGATTATTGTATTTACACAGATACAGACTCGGTTTTCTACTCTGCTCTTCCACTTGTTAAAAACAGACATCCAAACGCTGATGTTAAGGATGATAAGTTCATGACCGAACAGATTCTTGAGATTGCTGGTGAGGTTCAAGATTACATTAATAAATCTTATAATTACTTCAGTAGTAAGTTTCTAAATATCAGAGGTGACCATCGTTTTGAGATTAAACAAGAGATGATTGCTAAATCTGCCTTTTGGGTTACCAAGAAGAGATATGGTCAATGGATTATTAACGATGGTGGATTAGAGGTGGAAAAACTTGATGTTAAAGGTTTAGATATTGTTCGTAGTTCATTCCCACCAGCATTTCGTGACTTTATGACTAAGGTTCTAAAAGCTATTCTTGCTAAAGTTCCTAAAGAAAAGATTGATGAGTTTATTCTGAACTTTAAGAATAATCTACAGAATGAAGAGTTAGATAAGATTGCTCTTCCAACTGGTGTAAAGGGTTTAAACAAATACATGGATAAATCAAAAGGTGGTTTTAAAAGTAAGACAATGTTTACACCGATGAGAAAGGGTGCGCCAGTTCATACAAAAGCCTCTGTTATTTACAATGACTTACTTAAACATTTCAAGACTAACAATCATGAACCTATATCAAATGGAAACAAGGTTCGTTGGGTTTATCTAAAACAGAATCCTTTTAATATCGATGGAATTGCTTACAAAGGTTATGACGATCCCAAACAAATTATAGATTTCATTAATCAGTATGTTGACCGAGATAAGTTGTTTGATAAGGCATTAAACAAAAAGATAAAGATGTTTTATGATGCGATGTCTTGGGATATGCCAGTAGAGAAAAAAAATACAATTGAAAAGTTTTTTTAACTTGACATTTACAAAAATAATTAGTAAATTATAATATAATATGGAGAATAATAATGAATAAAATAACGTTAGATACGTTTATCCAAAAATACAATCTTGGTGGTAGTATAAATTCAGTAAAGTGGGAGTCAAACGGCGAAACACTTTCTACTCGTTTTATATCACCAGATAAAAGTCTTTTGGGTGAATTATCACTTAGTAAACAATCACTTCCTAACTTTGAGGTAGGTGTTTATGACACACCACTTCTTTCTAAGATGTTAGGTACTCTTGCTGATAAGATTGATTTTGATTTACTTAAGGCACCAACAGATGAAGAACAAGCTGTTGCATTTGGATTTACAGATGGTAAGATATCTGTAAGTTATGTACTTGCTGCTCTTGGTGTTATTCCTGATGTACCAGAACTAAAGAATGTACCTGAGTTCGATACTTTAATTAATATCGATTCTCAGTTTATCAATTCTTTTATTCGTGGTAAAGGTGCTTTATCCGATGTAGAACATTTTTCTATTCAACCAGCAGATGGTGGTGTAGAGTTCGTTATCGGTTTTAGTGACATCAACTCGAATCGTATCAGTATCAAAGTTCAGAGTGGTGCGGTAAGGTTAACTGAACCAATCGTCTTTAATGCTAATCTGTTCAAAGAAGTTCTAAATGCGAACAAAGAATGTTCAAAGGCAGTTCTTCAAGTTGCTTCAGGTGGTCTTGCTCACATCGAGTTTAAGATAGACGACTTCAATGTTAAATATTACTTAGTATCACAGCAGGTATAGTATGAGTTCACATGGATTATGGGTGGAACGATATCGTCCATCAGCATTAGACACTTATGTTGGTAATGAAACTCTAAAGACGAAAGTCGAGAGGTTCATAGAAGAACAGAATGTTCCACACCTATTATTGTATGGTAGAGCGGGTGGGGGTAAAACTACCCTTGCCAAGATTATCGTAAACGCTATTGAATGTGACTATCTCTATATTAACGCTTCGGATGAACGAAACATAGATTTGGTTAGGGACAAACTAAAGAACTTTGCTTCTTCTGTTGGATTTAAACCAAATAAAATCGTAATCTTGGATGAGGCTGATTATCTTAATGTTAACTCAGCCCAACCCGCTCTTCGTAATCTTATGGAGACTTTCTCTGCTCATTGTCGATTCATTTTGACTTGTAATTATGTTGAGAAGATTATCGACCCGATTCAGAGTAGATGTCAGACCTATAAGATTATTCCACCATCAAAGAAAGATGTCGCTGTTCACGCTAAGTATATCTTGGAAGAAGAGAACATCTCTTTTGATTTGGATGACTTGGCTCTTGTGGTAACTGCTGGTTATCCTGACTTGAGAAAGGTTATCAATGACTTACAGAGACAGGCAATTGATGGTCAGTTAAAGATAGACAAAGATGGGATGTTACATAACGAGTTCAAACTTCAATTCTTGGATATGATAAAACAAGGTGTTGATTTAAGAACCATTCGTAAGTTTGTAGCTGATAGTAACTTTACGGATTATACAGAGCTGTATCGTTTCCTATATGATGAGGTAGAGAATATTTCTGTGGAGAAGTTACCAGAGATTATCGTTGATATATCGAATGGTTCTTATCAAGATGTGTTGGTCGTAGATAAAGAGATAAACTTTATGGCTACCATCTCTAACATACTTAGGAGATTACAATGAGTACAAAACCAATGAAACCATTACCAAAACAACAAGTGAAGGTTGATTTAAGTGATGCTGATACTATGAAATGCCAAAAGTGTGAGAATCCTATTTTCATACAAGGGTATATAATTAAGAGAATTTCAGCAATAGTTTCCCCTACAGGTCAAGAGGTTATTGCTCCAGTTCAAGTTTTCAATTGTGGAAATTGTGGAGAGTTACTGCCTATGGGTGGGGAGTTGGATGAACTTATTTAAGTGGATAGACGAACTATTCACTAAGAAAAGACCTTGGGATAGTTTTTCGGAAGAAGAACGAAAGAAGTTTAGTCCATTTATGGTCAATCGTTATTTAAGTATGAGTAACGATTTCTTACCAATTGTTAATCACTTTCAGAAACTAACAATTGAAGTAATGCCATTATCTGCTGTCTATAGGTTCTATTGTTCCTTACTTCCAAATAAGAAAACTTATCTAAGATATCTTAGTGGGAAGAAAACAAAGGTCAACGAAAAGGTTGTACCTTTCATTCAAGAATACTTTGAGGTTAGTAAGATACAAGCTGGTGAATATTATCAATTGATGACGACAGACGAGTTGAAGTCTTTACTAACAAAGTATGGTAAAACAGAGAAGGAAATAAAAAAGATGGGTGTGAAATGAGTAAGTTATGGATGGCAATTTGTCTATCATTAGTAGGACATGTAATTGCTTGGTTTCATATGCAAGGTCAGTTCAAGTATGAATGGGCAAAAAGTATTTGGTGGGTTATATTTGGTGGTATACCAATAAGTTTTTGTTTTTTCTACGGAACTAAATGGTACTATGAATTCTTTGGTAATTATTGGTATGTTAGACCTATAGGATTTGGTATGGCTACTTTAACAATGGGTATATTAACTTGGTTGATTTTAAATGAGTTACCAGATACAAGAACAATTATTTGCTTGGTTTTATCAGTAATTATTATTATAATACAATTATCACATTTAATCATAAAGTAGAGGTTATAATGAAAATAAAAGAAACAGAACTTGGAGTAACTGAAGACATTCATCCAGTTGTAGAACAAATGGAACAAGAATGGCCAGTTATGACTAAAGAGTTTAAAAGATTACAGAAACAACAATATGAGTTGTTCCTTAAGAAACAACATGATTATGGTCCTGGTAACATTTCAGTTGGTACTCAATTGATGACAGATGAAGAAGTACACTTGTCACTTACAGGACTTTGGTTTAGAATGAATGACAAGATACAAAGACTAAAAACACTACTGATGAATAATAGACAATCAGCAGTTGAGGGAGAGCCGATGGAAGATGCTTATTTAGATGTATCTAACTATGGTATTATGGCTACAATCGTTAAAAATGGTAAATGGGGTAAGTAATGGAAAGACATTGGGGTGAAAAACAAAAACAATCACCAAAAATAAATGGTGATGCTAATGAAAAACATATATCAGTTCAAGACAATAAGATTTATTTTTATTCTGGCGTAAATCGAAATGCCTGTGTTGAGTTGAATAAGAAAATTGGTGAGTTAGAAAGTAAAGCCTTGACTTTATCAAAAAGTCTTGGTATATTACCACCACCGATAAAGGTGTTTATCAATTCAGGTGGTGGAACTATTGTAAGTGGTATTGCTTCTATGGATACGATATTAAGATGTAAAGTTCCTATTGAAACCTATGTTGATGGTTTTTCTGCTAGTGCCGCTACATTCTTAACTGTAGTTGGTAAGAAAAGGTACATGAGTAGAAATTCTTATATGCTAGTTCATCAATTATCGACTTCGTTTTGGGGAACGTATTCTAACTTTGAAGATGAGAAGCAAAATTTAGATTTGATGATGAAAAGTATTAAAAATGTTTACAAGGAGTACACAAAGATACCAATGAAAAAACTTAATGAAATTTTAAAACACGACTTGATGTGGGACGCTAAAACTTGTTTGGAATATGGAATGATTGACGAGATTATATAGTGGCACATATATCACATAGTCAGTTTACCACTTATAACGATTGTAACCTTAAATGGAAACTTCGTTATATAGATAAGTTAGGAACTTTCGTTGGTAACATACATACTCTTTTTGGAACTGCTATGCATACCGTAATACAAGAATATCTATCGGTAATGTATAATAAATCTATTGTTGCTGCTGACAAACTCAATATGGAGTCTCGATTAAAAGAAGAGATGGTCACAGAGTTTACCAAGATAAAAGAAGGTAAAGGTGTTTTACCTTGTACACAAGAAGAGATGATGGAGTTTTATCAAGATGGTATTGCTATAATAAATCATTTTAGAAAGTATCGTAACAAATACTTCATGAAACAGAATTGGGAATTGGTTGGTATAGAAGTTCCAATCCTAAAAAAAGTTCAAGAAGGTGTGGATATGATGGGTTACTTGGATGTTGTTATACGAAATAAAATATCTGGTAAAGTTGTTATTATTGACCTTAAAACTGCTACTCGTAGTTGGACAGATTATCAGAAAAAAGACTTTAATAAGAAGTCTCAGTTATTGATTTACAAAAAGTTTTATTCTGAATTGTTTGATGTACCATTGGATAAGATTGATGTGATGTTTCTTATATTAAAACGTAAGATTGCAAAAAATCCTGATTTTCCAATAACGAGGTTACAGAAGTTTGAACCAGCAAATGGAGTTCCGAGTATTAATAAGACAATGAATAAATTAGAAGAGTTTAGGACTGGAGTTTTCGATGATAAAGGAAATTATATATTAGAAAGAAACTATGTTGCTAAGCCAGGTAAGATGTGTAAATTTTGTGAATTTTATGATACGGAGCATTGTGAATGGGGGAAAATCCTTTAAAAGTAGGGATAGTAGGTAGTCGTCAATACGAGAACCGAAAAAAGATAAAAGAATTTCTCTATAAGTTAAAAATGGAGAAAGGTTCAGACACTATCATCGTGAGTGGTGGTGCGACAAAAGGTGCTGATTTT